GTGCGCAGTGCGGGAGGGGGGTCTATAGGAGCACACGACCCCGAGCGGCCCCGATTATAAGAGTATTCGCTCCCAAGATTCCCAAGTATTCATAAGAATATTCGGTTCGAGTCCAAGATCATCTCGGACTTGATACCAGACATTATACTCGGCTTTCATGAGATCCGAGAACCCATTTCCCTCGAGGAGAATATAGAGTTCGTTCTCAGGTTCCATCGCGAGCCTACCGATTAATCCCAGATGAGATCGAATACCGCGTTCGAACTGAGAAGGATTCTTCGGGGATCCGTAGCATCCAGCTAACCGATTGCAATGGTTCGAGAGAACTGCGTATGGAGTATCTCCCATATTCTCTACCAGTCTGTTATGGATATAGATTATCTTCTCAGTCCATCCCTTCGGATTAGATTCGAAGGGTCCGATAATCATCTTCGTGATTAGATGCTTCTCTTCGCTCATTGTTTCGCTCGATACCATACTTCTCGGATTTCTACTGGAACCTCATGTTCTGGGATATCGATCGTATATCCCTGATACATACATAGAGCGATCGCTTGATTCTTATCTGCGTATACGTAATGGAGATCTCCGTTCGGGAGTTTCGTACTACACCATATATATTTTTTCGCTTGATTCATTTTGTACCTCTGAATATTGTTTATCTTCTGCGAGTCCTCGATGGAGTTCTGCGAGTTCTCTTGGGAGTTACTCTGGGAGGCCTCGAGGCTGGGAGGCTCCCTTGGAGTTCTCCTTCCTTATACATTCGGAACGCTATCGCTCGAGCTTGTCTAAGTTCGAATCCCTCTCTCTGGAGCTTGGAAACCTTATACGAGATGAGAGCATCATCCTTTTTACTGCGAGCCATAGATCTTCTCCAGTTCTTTTATGATGATTAGAACCGTACCTAGTAATCCGAGGATGGGAAACGCTTCTGTGTGAGCTGCGCATTCGTATCCTCTGGGATTCCACTTGATATCTAAGTAAGGGATACCGTTTACAGTTATAATGGAAGTATCTCCGATTCGAGTATGCTTAATACCTTCGGGATACTTTGCGATTCCTTCTGATAGGAGAGTAATCGCTTCTTCGATGGGTAGATCCCATCCAAGATCGATTCTCCCGAATACAGATTGGATTATAGATTCGTTCTCATTCATACCCATAATATAACTCAGGATTTACCATTATGCCTACTATAAACGTACCAAAGAACATCCAGCTCATAGCCCAAAGAGCTATCGATTATAACCTATCGCTCCCGATGAGTAAGAGAGCGGCCTATAAGGACTCCGAGAAGGGAGAGAGAGTTCCAGGAACTGGAATGAGAACCGCGAGAAGAATCGCATCTGGAGCGGTAGATCTTGAGCAGCTCCAATTAATGGATGCGTGGTTCGCTAGACATGGAGAAGCAGAGGAAGAGAGCCTCGCGCGAAGAGATCGAACCTCGAAGGCTGCTATCGCTTGGGCTTTATGGGGAGGAACTCCAGCTCGGAGATGGGTTAAGCAGGCTATCAAGAAGCTCGAAAACAGATAACCTCGCTCGAAATACAGATGAAAACAGATGAAATACAGATGAAAACAGATACCCGATTCTCCTATTACCTCGGAGTAGGCTTGGGAGTAGCGTGTTTTTTGGCTTCTTACGTTCTTCGGGCCTATATATAATATAATTACTTTATTTAAAAAAGTATTCTATTTATAGATTATAGCAGAAATATCGGTTTTTTGGGCTACACTTACGGAGATATCGCAGTTATACGAGATTAGGGTATCTGTAATCATCTGTATTTTATCTGTAATCATCTGTATTTTGAACGGAGCTATCTGTAAGAGCTGGTTCATTCTACGCGGTAGAACTCCATCGAGGATGCAGTTCCAGAGAAAAAAACAAACCCCAAGAGGAGAGAAGCCCTTGGGGTTTGAAAAACAACATAATAACCGAATAGCCTGAAGCATTAATCAATCATTATTATTATAATCGCTTCGAGATACGAATCAAGTAAAAAATTTATTTTAATCTCCAGATTCTACTCCCTTCAGATACTATCTGCTCATATCCATAATCCCTCGCGATCTGAGCTATTCTTCTCGCGTTCCCTGAGTGCTGTTGGGATACTGGGAGCTCGATATAAGTCATAATCTCGGAGGTAGTGTTCTTCCCTTGAACGATTGCTTCTCTGACCTTGAGAGCCCAAGGATCATCGATGATATAAGCCTGTTGGAGATGGGAGAGCATCGCTTGAGAATCTCGCTCGAGATGCCATATCTCTCTATCTCTGAGAGCCTCCATAGCTTCTGCGAATATCTGATCGCGCCAAGTTCGGAGATAATGAATATCGATTGATCCTGTGCATGTAATAGGCCATACTCTTCTCTCTGGCCCATCGGATAGGAACTGATAGTTATTCGAGGTTCCTGCGAATACGACTCTCCGAAGATAGCTCTTAGGGAACTGCTGATAAGAAGGCCTAAACTTATCGGATGCGCTCGAGATGAATGCTTTAAAGTTATCCGCGGTTCTCCCCTGTAGCGAATGGAGTTCCGCGAGTTCCCATAACCAAGTTTCGGAGGAATGAATCAGCTCGAGAGAATCTTTCTTCGAGATATCGAGCGGAGAATCTGCGAACCATGATTCTCCAATCAGAGTTCTTAACGCGGTAGATTTCCCCAATCCCTTCTCTCCACAGAGTACGAGGAACGTATCCATCTTACATCCTGGATAGATGATTCGAGCTACCAGAGAGATTACCCACTTTCTACTCATTTCTCTAATGAGCTGATGAGAACCTGGTATCATCTGCGCTCGGAATACTACCTCGAAGAGATCATTAATCCGATTTATTCCATCCCACTTGAGGCCATTTAGATAGTCTTTGATGGGTTCCTCGATATTCTGATAGGCTACCCGTAGAACCGCTCTCTTAATATCATGAGATGGATATCTCACTCGATAGCATCGCTCCATATGTAATCCAATATCTTCGAGATGCGGATCCCAGAGTTCCTCCCCATTCCATTTGATCTTATTCGCGTGATCATTGAAACATAGAGAAGCGAACTCGGGATCGTTCTCCAATATAACCGCGAGGTTATTCCGATTACAAAATGGTTTAATCGCTTTTTTGAGGTTCCCTTCCTTATCGTACTGGGGAGAAGGCTTCTCCAACATATCCCACGTATCGATATCCGCTCCCTCTGGAGCGTGTTTATATTCTGCATCGATCCCCATCTCGGATGCGAGCTGGAGTAGTTTTCTCATATTCTCATTCATTTTTTACTTGCCTCGATTCGTTCTACTGCGTGATGATAGGATCTTGTAGACTTGATAGCCTCTAATAGGAGCGAATGGAAATTCTCCAGATCTCCTCCCTCCTTCTCATTGATTATCTCACAGAATATCACCAGATTCGCGCTAGTGGGATCGAATCTTTTCGCGGTGTTATAGGTTCCCTGTCCTAGTCCGTTCTCTGCTACGAAAGAGGTAACACTCTTTCCGATTTGTCGTATTTTTGTTACTGCCCATTTTGAATAATGCATTTTGTACCTCTGATTATTCGGTTATTTTTGTTGTAATTGTTGTTCTGCTCTTCTCTTGTATCTTCTCGCAGCGAGCTGATATTCTACGATTGATTCTATGCTTCCCTTGATGATATCCTCGAACTCCTGTTCATTACTTGCGAGCGCATCGCAGATAGTTATCCACGCATCCAAGCGAGGTAGAGTTCTTCCCTGCATCCATCTCAGAATAGATGATCTTGGGATCCCTGATTTCTCCTCTAATATATCCAGATTCCATTTTCGAACCTCGATATATCTGAAGATTCTCATACCCCAAGGGGTTAAGGTTTTCGGCATTCTCATAATAACAGATCCTCCAGTTTACCCCACCATCTACAGTTATTCGCGCGGTTACAGTGAGGCCATAAAACCGCGTGAGGAAGCGAAGGATCGATAGAAAAATAAACCTCATTCTCTCCGCAACCTGGGCAACGGATACCGCGAGCCATATTTCCCTCGATATTCGCTCCAGATTTATTCGCTACTCCCATTCTAAATTCTGGATTATGGAATAGAGCCTCCATTCCCATTTTTTGTCCTTCTTTCCGCGATTCCCATCTCTGATATCTTCGAACGATCTTCGGAGCCTCGATAGGAATATGGGAGTAATCGAGATCCAGATAGTTCCCAGTATGATTATCGAATACCTGATGAATCTCCGCAGCTCCATTATAATCTGGATGAGCGTATCGATAATACATTCGAGCGCAATCCGTAAGAGCATTCGAATCGGGTTCTCCTACTGCGATAATAAGATCCCAGAACTCTTTCGCGGCCTTCGCTGCTCTCTTCCAATCCTGAGCAGGGATAGGATTCTCCAGAGGAAGGATTACTCGATATTTATGATGAGATTCGGTATGGGAGAATGAGGTATGGAATAGATAATCATAATCCAAGAAATTGTTATGAAATGCTATATCCGTACCATCATCCAGATCGAATACTAGGCATGAGATGAACCGCGCGTTCGCTCCAGATCTACTCCCATCGAAGATCGTGGGACTCCAGAGAGGGAGAGTATTCTTCTGGGTTACTGGATATGGTACCGCAGGCATAAGAAGGCCTCTCCCCAGATCTCTCCTGGATACCTCATGAGAGATGGGGATCCTCGCGTATCGATTGGAGAATAAAGATATCTTGAATCTCTTATCCATCATCTCCTCCGAATAATCTTAACTGTCTCGAATGCTTCTCGAAGCGTGCTACCGCTCTACCATGATAATCAGGATCGATCTCCCAAGCATCCAGAGAGAATCCTCCATCATAGCAAGCGAGCGCGATACTTCCAGATCCTAGATGAGTATCTAGTATCTTATCCCCTTCCTTCGCGAATTTATCCAGTAGCCATCGATAGAGCTGGATAGGCTTCTGAGTAGGATGGATCTTTCCTTTCGTTCGATTATCGAATCGGAAGATCGGAGCTGGTTTATTGTACGAAGTCCAAGCCATCTCCCATCCTGAAAAGTTCTCCCATGGTTGAACCTTATCCCAAGCGATTACGCATCGAGTAGGAGGAAGATCAAAATAGTTTCCTCCCCATATAATCTGCTCTTTACTCACTCGGAAGAGCTCCTCGAAGTATTCTGGAGGAGGAGCCATATCCCATTTAAAGATTTCTCCACGATTAAAAGCCCTATCCTTCATCTTTCCCCCTCCCTGAACTCCTGCTTTTTTTAATCCATAAGGAGGATCTACGATAGCGAGATCGTACTGGTTATCCTGCATCTCTCTCATAGCTTCCAGAGAGCATCCGAGATTTAGATTAATATTACCCATCTTCCCTCCATTCGTGGATCGTGAATAGCGTATGAGGATCCTCCGATTTCGATGCGTAGTAATCCTCGCATGAGATGCAAACTACTCGATTATCATCCATCCAGATCTCGCTCTGAGTAATGATATCGAGTACCATCTTCAATAGATTATCGATATCGGGTTTCGTGGTTTTATAGATTCTCCCTTCTGGAGTATCCCCAGACTTTAGGAGAAGCCTCTTCGGTCTGGGAGATACGAACGTGATATTCACGCGGAGAGGCCCTTCGAGCGGCTTCCAGTCCTCTCCCTTCGCTGCTATGAGATTAATGATCTGAGTATTCTTATACTCCCTCGAGCTCTTTCCAGTATATGCTCTTCCGCTTCTGGTGAATCGCGGCCTCCCCATAGGAACGGGAGTTCCTTGGAGAATCCCCTGATATACTTGTAACCATCCCATAATCATCTCTCCAGTTCTATCATTTGAGATAGTTCCTCATATTTCTCGAACCATCTTTCCTCGAATAGAATATGGCATATTCTCACCAGAGATGGAATATTCGGATACATTTCTCCCGAGATCCATTTCGCGATCGTTGCCTTCGTGAGATCTGCGAGGCTTGCTAGATCCTCATGGGTAAAGTTCGAATCTGTAATATATTCTCCCAGAGTTCGAGCGAACTGCGGATTCGTTAGAGCATCGTTTTTCGCGAATAACCAGAGCTTCGCTTCCAGAGGATCGGTTCCAGTGAACTCTCGCTTATAGATTAATCCTCCGTTCATGAGCTGCGCTTCCCATACCCATTGACAATATATCGGACTCCAATAACGACATACAAACCCATTATTTCCATTAATATCGAATCTCTGCTCATCTCTTCGCTGCCCAGAGTTCTCTCGATATTGAGTTCTCCCATTTCTGCGAATGTATGTTCTTCTGTAACTCATTGAACACCTCCCATAATAGCTACTGCGATTGCGTTAATCGCATGAAACATGGGGAACCAGAGCAACGCGGCCCCCATAACTACGAATCCGAACCCGATGTTCTTTCCGATTTGTTTAGCTGTTTTTCTTGTCATTTTGTACCTCTGATTCTTCTAGTTGTTTGATCATCTGTAAGTTAATCTCGATTATCATCCCGATTCTTCGAACCTCTGCAAAGTCCTTCGAGAGATAGGCTTCTACTGCTTTCTCCTCGAGCTGCGCTATATTCTCTCTTAATAGTTTTATCTTCATTGCGATTCTCCATCTTCTTCTATTTCAATCCAAGAAATTCCGTTGTCTTCATCTGTAAAGATGGAGCAACCAACCCCAGATTCATTTAACTGTCTAATAGAGTGGTAACCGTTCCACTCTATTAGAGTGGAACATAGATCGCATGCAGGCCGATCCATGAATCGGCCCCAACTATCTACAAATATTTTTTTGGAGATTTTTGGGGTGATTACTGGCTCATTGAGCCAGAATTCCAATTGTTTCCGAATTTGGAAATCGGAAACATTTTCCAAACCATTGACCCACGGCAACGTTATCAAAGTATAATTACGATAAATCGTTAGGGAATCTACTACCAGATACTCTTTCCCTTCGGGATATCGGTAATTGATCATTACCGATATCCCACTTCCTCTTTTATATTCTCGTACAAGTTCATTATCTTGTACGAGTTCAAATCGCAATTCTTGAAGCAGGATGCTTAGATAGCATCCATGCAAAGGTTGTTTCTCTAACATTCTACCTCCTTAATTTCAACAGAGAACTGTCGTAACTCTGTTTGATCTTCTGAGGGATACTCGAAATATTCGAGTACTGGAAGATTTAGAGACATGTTTTCATTCTCATTATTTTTTTCATGTATAGTTGCATTTATCCATGTATCTGTATCGAAATCTTGTTTCGATACATCGATGGAATACCAAGTTCCATCGATTAAAATCGAATTCAATTCGCTTCTAATATAATCTGAAGATAAGTTATCTTCGTTTGTGATTTTTATTTTTATCTGTTTCATTTTGTACCTCGATAGATGAGGAGGAACCCGAAGGCTCCTCCAATAAGATTATTTGTTTGAATGATATTGAAGGATATAATCTAGAGATACTCCCTCTGGGCATGTTTTCTCTAGTGTTATTAGAAAGTTCTTGAAGATCTCGAAGGCTGCTTCCATATCACCTGAAGCCATAGCAGCGAAGAACTTCGCGCGCGAAGGATGGTTCGGATTCTTCTTGAAGAATACCATTAGAGTATCGATTCCGTTATTAGCTAGGATTTGTAGATCTTGATTTGTCATTTTGTACCTCGTTGTTTTTATATCCTCATTGGATATATATATATATACCATAGTTTTGTATACTATGCAAACAAAAAAAATAAAATAATGCATCTTTTTTCGATTATACTGCTCTCATCTCGGAGATATCGATATGAGTACGCAGTTCAGATTAAAAGAATCGG